TGGAGAATGGGTAACTATAACATTGGGAAAATTGAATACGATTTATGCCGACAAAAATGTAGTTTTTTATCCTATTTATTTAGTCATTGGTGGCAAAATGGTCGCTCAAATAGGTTTATTTGAAATATCTTCCGAAAAGTCTACATCTATGATTGATGATGAAGGAGACATTATCTTGGATTTGCTTGATGATCCTATATTATATGGATTTGTTACCGCAGAATTCATAAAAAAAACACCGCATAAAAAAGTTGAGCCAGAACAAAAACCCGAAACAGAACCCGAAGAACATGTTAAAAAGGTCGAGGTAAACGAAGAAGAGGAAGAAGACAAAGTGGTGAAAGTTAAAATTCCTGATCATAAGAAATCGGAGGAACTTGAAGACACAAATAAAAAACTAGTGGATGGTGTATTTCAAACCGATTCAAAAGTTGTTCCTCCAAAAATGTTACCAGAAGAAACCATGGAAGAAGCCACTGAAATGAAAAAGCAGTTCAGAAAGAATCCAAAAAATGCTTGGATTGCAAATTTCATGAAAAATAACAATTTTAAGATACATGAAGTTGAGAAGAACGGCGACTGTTTTATAGCTGTAGTCCGTGATGCATTCAAACAAGTAGGGAAAATAACAGATGCATCAAAATTAAGAGCATTATTGGCAGAAGAAGCATCTGAAGATATATTTAATCAACATAGAGAAGTGTTTCATCAATTGGATTCTGGTATAAAAGAATATGAGAATGAAATGAAACATGTGGCGGAAACCATTAAAATATTAAATACGCGACTAAAACAAGTGAATGATAAAGAAGAAATAGAAAAGCTAGAACAGGACTTGAAAAAAGAAAAAAAAGTTTATGCAGACTTACAAGAAAGTATTCGTGACAACAAAGACTTAATAACGGAATCTCTTGGTGATTTTGAATCGATTGATACCTTGGAAAAATTTCGGGCTTACATAAAAACTTCCAGATTTTGGGTTGACAGTTGGGCAATCGGAGTCTTGGAGCGACGTTTAAATTTCAAAATCATTATTCTATCCGAAAGATCTTATGATGATGGTGCATTGGATAGTGTGATTGATTGTGGTGAAATAGATAAAAAAATACAGAGCTCAGGAGTGTTTAATCCTGAATATTATATCATGACGACACATAGCGGTGATCATTATAAGCTTATTGCTTATAAAGATAAACGCATTTTCAAATTACATGAAATTCCGTTTTTCGTCAAGAATTTGGTGATCAATAAATGCTTGGAAAAGAATGCGGGACCGTTTTATATTATACCCGAATTCCGTGATCTAGTTAAAACAAAGCACGGAAGAAAAGAAGAAGATGTTATCGATCTAACGGATGATAAAGAGGACGATGCTCTACATTCTGAATTATATGATCATAAAACGGTTTTAGCTTTTTATTCCAAGGCACCAAAGAGTTCCAAACCCGGAAAAGCCACAAATATAGGAGAAAAAATCGATGATAAGGATGCGACGAAATATAAAAAATTGGCGAAGAATTCGGATTGGAGACGTAAATTGGACGATGATTGGTTAACGCAATTTAAAGTGGATGGTCATTTATGGGCATCGGTGGAACATTATTATCAAGGATCCAAATATAAAGCTGGTTTCCCCGATTTTTATTTGCAATTTTCACTAGATAGCGATAGTGAAATATCAAAATCCGCCGAATTGGCCAGAGATGCAACTAGCACAACGGGAAAAAAGAAGGGTGTCTCGCTACGCCCCAAAAACGCAACAGTAGATTCAAATTTTTACGGAGAACGTAGTAAAGTAGTTCGAGAAGAAGCATTAAAAGCTAAATTTCAACAGAACGAAGATTTAAAACAATTATTGATATCGACCAATGATGCGAAATTGATTCATTTTGTAAGAGGAGAAAAGGCGGCACCAGATGAACTATTGATGAAAATAAGGAAAGAATTGCGAAAATAGCTTTTCTTCGAAATGAAAAAAGGTGTTGTGCCTTTTTTTATTTTTTTTATTCATTGCGATTTTACAGCTTGACTCCCCAAAAGTCGCGACCTAGTCGTTTGTTTCTCAAACGACTTGAGCGGCGTAGTTCGGGCTCTTGTTCAACACGGATTGGATTGGGGGCATCCGAATAAACCGCTTTCTCGGCGGCCTTAACCTCGATCCAACGAGCAGACAATAACTTGCCAATCTCTCCGAACCCAGCAGTTGGGTTCTCAGCCTTGACCGCGTCACGGTTAGCATAGCAAAACTCGATAAAAGGGGACCTACGTGACATGTTGTTGATTATTGCCTAATTTGGCGAAAAAGATAATTTTGATAAAAACCGGAAAAAGCCGATCAATTTTTTATTTTCGTTTACTATAAACCGCATAAAATAAGATATATATTTAATATATATCTTATGGCGAAAAATCAAACTGTTTTAATGAGTTTTTTAAAGCGGGAATTTCCAGAACTATTGAAAAAAAAACACACTTTGCATCCTTCAAAAAAATCGATCTCGGTTCTTGGAAAGATATATGGATTAATTTTGAAAGCTGACAAAAGTTTTCATTCCAATCAAAAAAATATACATGTTGAACCTATTGAATTAATATCCAAAACGGATGAAATCGATGTCGATAGTTTTATTCCAAAAGAAATTGTATCAAAAATAAAAGGTGCAGATCGATTTCAACAATCATATATCATTTTACATAATGATGATCGTTATAATGTTAAGTTTGTATATCCTATTATGAATGTGTCTGAAACAAAAGCTATTATTCAACGTTTTTTCCAAGACGCTATCTATAAAATTTACTTATGGCTTTATGTTGCAGATAAATATGCGTATAAAATGTGTTCTAGTACAATGAATTTACACTTTTATTTTACGGATCATATGAAAAGGTTGGGGTCTATCGATCTAGAAGCATTGGATATGATTCATGTAAATACGGCTTTTACATCATCATGTTCAAAAGAAACCGATATTTATTTATTTCGTCGTGAAGAATGGTTCAAAGTTTTTATTCATGAAACGTTTCATAATCTTGGATTCGACTTTTCGGAAATGGATTGTAGTATTATAGATCAACGGTTGAATATGGTTTTCCCTTTGAATAATAAGTTCAAAGTATATGAATCATATTGTGAAACGTGGGCGGAAACCGCACATATACTATTTTTATTATTTTTCAAAGGTTATAATAAATCGGATGCAATTGCAAAATTCGAAACCGTTTTACAACAAGAAACGGTTTATTCGGTCTTCCAATGTGTAAAAATGTTGAATCATTATCAAATTACATATGATCAATTGACGAATAAAAGTTGTCACATTTCCAAGAAGGCTAGAGAAAAATACATAGAAAAATCTCCGGTTTTTTCTTATTATGTGATTAAAACCATTTTTCTATTATCTTGGAATGATTTTATGGAATGGTCTTTAACAAATAACCAAAATTTATTACAGTTCAATAACACGCTGAATGCACAAAAATCTTTTGTTGATCTTATTTCCGGATTACATAAATCCGAGCGTGTTTTAAAAAACATTGGCGTTATAGAAAACTGGTTCAAATCTAATAAATACGGGGCACATGATCCATACATTATGCGTAATATGCGTATGACATTACATGCGTGAAAAAAGGGTTTCCCCAGTTTTCTTTTTATTTTGTTTTTTGCGTTTTTACACTCTAATTCTCCGTCTCCAGATCCTCCATGCAAAGGGATGGTCCGCAAGACTCGTGCGACATCGACCGACCAGCAAGAAGCATGTGGATCTCGACAATACGTTGCTCAAGATCAGAGATGCGTTCCGTCTGGAGATCAACAACCATTTGGAGGTCATTGATAGTATCCCTCTGTTCCTGTGCGATCTTGGTGAGTTGAACGACGTTGAGGGGATCAACCTGTAGCGGCTTCTCATTGATGAGAACGTAGAACCGCCATCCATTAACGGTCCAGTTAACACCATTGGTCTCTCCAGCGACACGAGATGCCTCAAGTAGGCTGAGGAAATTGGACGTATCTTCGTCCGTGTTCCAACAAGAGAAGTGAACAAATGCGTTTTTACCCTTGGAACCATCGGGGCGTACGAAGTCGACCATGTCAACACGCTCGATGTTTCCCAGAGGAGAAAAGGCATCGGCAACGGAGGTGGAAGTAGACTTTAGACCGGCGTTCTTGACATAGATGCTGCTGAAAGACGACATTTTGGTTATTGCCTGATTTGGCGGAAAAGATAATTTGGATTAGAATCCAAAAAAGCCGATCAATTTTATAAAGGAACCAAGGTTCCCCTTATAAAATTGATACCGGACCCACCTATTTTAAATTAGGCACAAAACTATTACCAATGGGAATTAAAAACCTGAATCGGCATTTAATTGATCAATGTAGTAAAAATGCAATTTGCAAATCTCACTTGAAAATTGCAAAGGGAAAAACAATTGTTATAGATACCAGTATTTACATGTATAAATATATGACACAAAACGCTCTCATTGAATACATATATTTGATGATTTCTATTTTATTGGAATATAAAATAACACCCATTTTCATATTTGACGGAAAAGCTCCTCCAGAAAAACAAGATCTTTTACGTGAACGTAGTAAGTGCAAAAAAAACGCAGAACGCAAATATAACGAACTAAAACTTGAGACTGAAAAAAACGAAATTAATCGTGTGTTGAAAAAAGATATTATGGATGAATTGGATTCCCTAAAAAAAAAGTTTATTCGAATTAAGGAATATGATATAATAAAAGTAAAAAATTTAATGGATGCATATGGTGTATCGTATATTGAAGCGGAAGGTGAAGCCGATAAACTATGTGCATTGATGGTTAAAACGGGAAAAGCATGGGCTTGTTTAAGCGATGATATGGATATGTTTGTTTATGGATGCCCACGTGTGTTAAGACATATGAGTTTATTGAAGCATACCATAATCATGTATGATTTTGAAATTATATTAAAAGAACTTGGAATTTTAGAAGAAATGTTTCGTGAAATTATGATTTTAACCGGAACGGATTACAATATTCATCAAAATATTTCTTTATCTGAAGCATTGAAATTATTCTATGATTATTCTGTAAAATTTAATTCTGAAGATTTCTACACTTGGTTAATTAACCATAAAAAAAAGGATTTAAACTATAATGAATTATTAAAAACTCGTGAATTATTTTGCATAAATGAAAACGAAGACCAATATTCAAATGAAGGCCTGTTTAAAAAACAACCAAATTACGTCGAATTATATAAGCTATTGGGTGAAGACGGATTTATAATGTTATAGAAGTAAAGAGTTATTTAATTATATTTTTTTTAT